GCGGGAGCCGCTTTGTCGGTTTTGTAAGAAGGCAGGGATTGTGGAGCCAGCAACTACGGTTGATCACGTGGTCCCCCATAGGGGCGATATGGGAATATTTTTCTCTGGTCCATTCCAGTCATTATGCTCAAAGTGCCATTCCAGCACAAAACAGCGATTGGAAAAGTCAGGTGAATTTGGTTGTGATGAAAACGGTATAGTGGAGGGTTGGAAATAGATATGGCAAAAAGATCAGACAGCGCACACGTTCAAACCCAGATTATGAAAGATGCTGTTTTGGGTGTCCAGCCCCCTGATTGCGTGCGTCTTGATGAAAGACACATGCCTTTTTTCAAATATATTACAGAAGCGCGGGCGCAATGGACAAATATTGATTTGATCCATGCGGCTAATTTGGCCCGGTGTATGTATGAAATCGAATATGAAAGCGCGATGCTTGAGGATGAGGGCAGCGTTATTATGGGCGGAAAGAACGGAACGACCCGGGTTATGAATCCGAGGTTTAGTGCGCTGGAAACCCTATCACGCAGATCGGTGGCTATATCGGCTAAAATTCAGGTCCATGCGGCGGCGACAATTGGCGAGGTGGAAAACAACAAAAACAAAAACGCCGCAAAGCAGAAGTCAGTTTCGGTCATGCAGGATTTGGATGATGATGATATGCTTATCGGCAGACCTGTGAATTAATGAATGAAAAACCTCATTACATAAAATGCGGCCCGGTCCCAAAACTTCGTGATTGGCGGTCTTTACCAAACAAGGAGATAACACGCGCAGAACGGAATATGCGGTTTTGTGAACGGTTCTTGTGCGTCCCTGATGGGGATTTAGTTGGTCAACCGATAAAGCTTGCTGAATTTCAAGAATATTTTTTCTATGCGGTTTTTGATAATCAATTTAAAACCCGCCGTGCGTTTCTGTCAAAGGCCCGGAAAAATGCAAAGACCGCTACGATTGCAATGATTCTGCTTTGCTTTCTTGTGGGGCCGGAAGCTAAGGAAAACGCCCAGATTGTATCTGGTGCGCTGTCAAAGAAACAAGCGGCACTCGTTTTTAAGCTGGCCTGCCAGATGATCCAGAGATCACCAAAGATTTTACCCCTTGTTAAAATCATACCATCGCAAAAAATATTAACCGGGATTCCATTCAATACAGAATATCAAGCCTTGAGCGCTGAAGCCGGAACAACCCACGGACTTTCCCCCATACTTGCGATCTTAGATGAAATGGGACAGATTAAGGGCGTACAAAACGACTTCTTAGATGCGGTCCTAACCTCACAGGGTGCGCACAGCGACCCACTGACAATTGTTATTTCAACGCAGGCCCCTACTGATGCGGACTGGCTTTCTGTGCAGCTTGATGATGCGGAAAACAGCCAAGACCCTAAAATAGTTTCCCATGTTTATGCTGCCGATGATGAATGTGATATTTTGGATCATAAACAATGGGAAAAAGCCAATCCGGCGCTTGGATTGTTCCTGAATAGATCTGAATTAGAGGAAGCCGCTGAGAAGGCTGCGCGTATGCCCAGCTTTGAAAATACGTTCAGAAATCTTCACCTGAATATGAGATGCAACATGGAATCCCCTTTTGTGTCCCGCAGCGTATGGGAAGAAAACGGCGGCAAGCCAGATCCGTTGAAGGGAAAAAAAGTATATGGTGGACTTGATTTGTCGGCTGTATCGGACTTAACCGCGCTTGTTTTGGTATCAGAACATGGTGACGTGGAATGTGAATTCTGGTTGCCTGCTGATGGCCTGCGTGAAAAATCAAAATCTGATCGTGTGCCGTATGATGTCTGGGCAAAAGAAGGATTGTTAAACACTACTCCCGGCGCGTCGATTGAATATGAATATATTGCCTATGAACTAAAGCGGATATTCGACGAATACGATGTCCAACAGATCAACTTTGACCGATTTGCGATAAAGTTTCTTATGCCTTGGCTTCGCAAGGCTGGATTGACTGAAAAGCAGATTGAGAAATTCAAGGAATGTGGTCAGGGTTATGTTTCGATGGGTAATGCCATTAGGGAGTTAGAATCCCGTTTGCTTCAAAGGAAGCTAAAACACGGCATGAATCCAGTCCTAACCATGTGCGCGGGTAATGCCCGGATTGAAATGGATGCAGCCGGGAATAGGAAATTTACCAAGAAAAAATCAACCGGGAGGATTGATGGTTTAGTTTCTCTGGCCATGGCGGTGGATTCCATAGCGCGTTTTGAGGAAAATGATAAAAAAGAATTTAGTATTCATTTTATCTAGTGTTGACACTAGGCATTTTATTATCTAAAATATAACCTGATAACTTTGGAATCCCCGAAGGTCGTGCAGAAATGCGCGGCCTTTTTTTGTTTTTAGGGCGGTGTTTATGGATAAACATTTTGGTTATTCAAACCTTGTTATCAAGGCGATTGATGAAGACCAGCGTATTATTACGGGCATTGCAACCACGCCAGAAGTTGATCGGGTGGGGGATTCGGTAAACCCGCTTGGAGCAAAATTTGCGGCAGAACTTCCCTTGCTTTGGATGCACCGCCATGATTTGCCTGTGGGAACCGTGAAATTTGGAAAACCCACAAAAGACGGCATCCCCTTTACAGCAAAATTGCCAGTTATAAACGAACCTTCGCAGCTTAAGGCGCGTATCGATGAAGCTTGGTCTTCGGTAAAGTCTAAAATCGTAAAATACGTTTCGATAGGATTTCGCCCCATTAAATACTCTATTATTGAGGCTACTGGTGGCCTTTATTTTGAAGAAACAGAGATTTACGAATTGTCACTCTGTACTGTTGCCGCCAACGGTAGCGCAACAATCAATGAATTTAAATCCCTAGACCGTGAAATCCGCGCCGCGCTTGGCGATGAGAAGGATTCCAAGGTTAAGGATAAACCCTCCGGCGTTTCGGAGAAAAAACCGGGCATTCCGCCCAAATCAAAACAAGTGAAACTCGAAACAAAGGAAAAAGAAATGTCTTTAACTGAAAAACTGAAAGGCTTTCAGGACGAACTGAAAGCAAAAAATGCCAAGCTGGTCGAACTGGCTGAAAAGTCAGGCGAAGAAGGCCAGACGTTTGACGAAGCAGATCAAGAAGCGTTTGACACGCTGAATGATGAAGTTAAGGCCCTTGAAAGCCACATCAAACGCCTTGAAGTTGCTCAAAAAGCAGCCATGTCAACGGCAAAGCCTGTTGAAGGGGATGACGAAAAGAAAGCATATCAATCCCGTGGTCAAGAGCCTGTTTTTGCCCGTGTTAAAGCGGCACAAAAGCTGGATAAAGGTATCGGTTTTGCCCGTCTTGCCCGTTGTAAAGCACTGGCTAAAATGACTGGTGAATCCGCAACCGAGATCGCCCGTGCGAACTATGGCGAGGAAAGCAATGTTTACGGCATCCTGAAAACTGCCGTTGCTGCAGGTACGACTGCCTCGAATACGTCTTGGGCTGGCCCTCTGGTTGGTGCAGAATCTGACGTTTACGCTGATTTTGCCGAGTTCCTGCGTCCACAGACCATTCTGGGTCGTATGGGTACTGGCAATATTCCCGGCGTTCGCACCGTTCCTTTCCGCACCCGGCTTGTCACTGGCACATCCGGTGGCGAAGGTTACTGGGTTGGTGAAGGTCAAGCGAAACCCCTGACGAAGTTTGACTTTGCCGGGACAACGCTTGAGCCGCTGAAAGTTGCGAATATTGCGGTTGTTTCTATGGAACTGCTGCGGGATTCTTCGCCTTCTGCCGAAGCGATTGTTCGTGACGAACTGGCCAAAGCACTGGCTGCGCGTCTGGATATTGATTTTCTTGATCCGGGCAAGCTTCCTGTGGCTGGTGTGTCGCCTGCGTCTGTTTCGTTTGGTGTCGTTCCTATCCAATCCAGCGGTACAGATGCTGATGCGGTGCGTTGTGACCTTGCTGCGCTGCTGCAAAGCTACGCCGCAGCCAACAACCCCCCGACTTCTGGCGTGATCGTTATGTCAACCAATATTGCAATTGCCCTTATGGGTATGCGTAATGCTCTGGGTCAGCGCGAATTCCCGGATATTACGATGGGCGGTGGTATCCTTGAAGGGTTCCCTGTTCTTACATCGCAGCATCTGGCTAACTTCGGTGATTCGACTGGTGAGTTTGTGTTTATGGTTAACGCAAGCGACATCTTTGTTGGTGACGAGGGTGGCGTTTCGGTTGATATGTCTGATCAGGCTTCGGTCCAGATGGATAATGATCCAGCAGAGCCTACGATTGCGTCAACGGTACTTGTATCTCTGTGGCAGCGTAACTTGGTTGGCTTCCGCGCAGAGCGGACGATCAACTGGGCAAAGCGCCGCGCTTCTGCCGTAGCTGTTTTGGGCGAAGTCAATTACACGGCTTGCGTATCCTCGTAATCGCTTGTAAACTTTTGAATAAAGGGGCGGTGGGCTTTCCGCCGCCCTTTTTTCTAGGAGATAAAAATGGCTAAGATTGATGTCTACTGTAAGATAAAAAAGCGAAATATGCGCATTGATGAGAAGATTGCAAAAGTTTTGGTTAGAGCAAAGAGGGCTGAATATTTGACGAAGCCTGTGGTAGAATATCAGAACCGGATGATGGTTCCTGCTTTACCTAAAGAGCCTGAAAAACAAGATAATAAATTGGCACTGAAAGCAATCCTTGACGCTGCTGGCGTGGAATATGACGGTCGATTAGGTGAAGCCAAGCTTCAGGAATTGGTTGACAGTCTTGGGAAAGATGAATAGTGAAGATTTGGCCCTTTAATCAAAAATCAATTAGCTCTGTTCCCACCAATCGCGGCGGCTGGTGGCCTTATCATATTCAGGAGGCCAATACGGGCTTCTGGCAGCGAAACATTGAATATAAACGGCAGGACGTTCTTTGTTATCATGCCGTTTTCGCGTGTATCACGCTTATTGCGAGCGATATAAGCAAGCTATGGGTTAAGCTGGTCCGTGAAGATTCGGAAGGAATCTGGAATTCTATTCCGCTAGGTGAATATGGATTTATTACGAAACCTAATTCATATCAAAACCGCATTCAGTTTTATGAATCTTGGGTTCTTTCAAAGCTAATCCGCGGCAACACATACGTTTTAAAACAGCGTGATAATCGCGGTAATGTGGTAGGTATGCATATACTTCACCCTGATCGTGTTTTGCCAATGGTCAGTGATGACGGGCAGGTGTTTTATCAACTGGCGCAGGATAATTTATCTGGCATTGATCCGACTGGTGTAACGGTCCCGGCAAGCGAAATTATCCATGACCGTTTCAATTGTTTTTTTCATCCTTTGGTAGGATTGTCGCCTTTGTTCGCG